AAAGAGCACTAAGAGGCGTCGCCGAAAAAAGAAAACTAAAAGACGTCGTAAAAGAAGAAGATAATTAATTATATTATTCTCTCTAATTTCAGGGAGAATAAACTAATATAAATAATATATATATATATATCAAAATGGATTATCAAATAGAATATGCAATTCTGAATTTAGCAGAAAGATTGGATGCATATAATGGTTCATCACACCATAACAATCAACAATTTATAATTCTTAAATGCAGATTTCGAGATTTTAAAACCACTTGGTATAATAATAGCACTAGTGAGGAAAAAAAGGCAATAAGAAAACGTGCAGATGCTGTTGGAAAAATAAATAATCTACCACCAGGAAGGTTTACACAGGTTACATTAAATACTGAATGGAAAATGAATTTATGGCGCCAAACATTTGATTTAAATGAAAATCCACAAGATGGAAGTGGAAGAAAGAAATACAAAAGAAGAACAAGAAAACGGCGCCGAAAAAAAGGAACTAAGAAACGTCGAAGAAGAAGGAAAACTAAAAGGCGTCGTAAAAGAAGAAGATAATTAATTTGGTTATTCTCTCTAATTTTAGGGAGAATAATCTAATATAAATAATATATATATTATGTCTTCGAGAGAATTTAATTATATATGTCCTGAATGTAGCAACCCAATAAGATGGTATGATCGGTCACAACAATGGGGTTGTGATACTTGTGGGTGGACAGGTGATGAAATACCAACTCCTGATATGAATGCAGCATCACAAGATACACAAATAGTAGAATCTCAAGAAACGCCATCATCAGATGATGAACCCATTGATAATCCAGATGATCCAGAAGCAGTTGAGTTTCCTATTGATGCATATGGTGATAGAATTAATTTTTGGGAGAATCGAGATGAATATATGTATTGGTATAGAAATGGTGTAGAGCGCTGGAGAGTTGAAGAAGAAGACACAGCTGCACCAGCCATACATTCAACACCACGGGAGAGAGAGAGAGCGGTTGCAGAAAGTAGGCAGATTGCATCGCGACGCGAGCTCACACCAGGTTCATCAGAGTTAGCAGCAATGGCACGAGCTGTGAGAGCACCATATTTCCCCGAGATCCCAGCAGATTCAAACGCCGCCGTGCGGTATCGGGTTCCACGTCGCCGCGCGTCGATGCAGTCGGCTGCAGCAAATTCAGCAGGGGCGGCAAGTGCTGCAGCACCAGAAGGTAAAATAGAAACAATGGCATTAGAATCAAAAGTTGTAGATGAACTACAGGTTGCTTTAACAGAATTACACAAAAAATTGGGGTCGGTATTATATTTTGAAATAATCCAGCCTGTTTCTAGTTCTATTTTGCGTAGTAAAATAGCAAATGATATAATTATGCTTGAAGATACATTAATATCAACATTATTACAAGATAAGGATAATATAGTTTTTCAATTAGATAAAGAACCTTTTACTGCAGTGGTAACAACAGTACAAACTTTATCAAATTTACTTTATAATCCAGAATACTTAAAACATACAAAATACCAATGTTTAAAAGAAAACGACGCGTTATATTATCAAGAATCAGATATTGTTATATCGAATGATTCAATGTCTAATTTACCTATACAGTACAAATATAATAGACATCAATATAAATTTGTAAGTGGGACATTTATTGGAATATTTGGTGGTTTATTATTAAGAAGTCAATTGGAAGACATATTTAGAAATATTGAAAGATCACCTAATTCTTCCCCTAAACATTTTTTATATCATATTCATGATGATATTAGAGGCGGACCTATTATTTCAGCAGATAAAGTAAGTTGGTCTATTAAACCATCATCGCAGTCACGCTCAGAGCAATATTTTTCACAGCCTTGGCAACGAGATTATACAGAAGCACATCGTCCTGCTGGTAGTATGGTAAGTGCGGATCATTGTCAGCCAGGGAGTAAATCATTAATAACAATAACGCCTGTAAGAACTCCAGCTCCAGAAAAGACAACAAATAAACGAAAATCAAGTAAAACATCTGGAAAGAAAACAAAAAGACACAAAGGAGGAAGAAAAAAGAGAACTCGAAGAAAAAAATGGAGTAATAAATATAAAAAATTAATAAACTGTAAACATCCAAAAGGGTTTTCACAAAAGCAATATTGTAAATATGGCAGAAAGACAAAGAGAAGAAGGCGACGAAAAAAGAAAACAAAAAGACGTCGTAAAGGAAGAAGATAATTAATAGGTTATTCTCTCTAATTTCAGGGAGAATATTCAAATTAATTAAATATAAAAATTGATTTGAAAAAATATTATTATAAATCTTTATAATAATATTTATATGGACTTAACACAGAGTAGATTAACAGCGGAAGAATGGACGGCATTAGAGATTTTAGTGCCGCCCAGTGAAATGAAAATTTTGAAGTTAATAAAATCAGGTTATGAAAATGTAAACATATCATATAATGATACATTAACATTAATAAACTTTTCGAAAATATCAGGAGAATTGGATAAATATCATAACTTCTTTTATGAAAAATATTTTGAAGGCAAAATGAATAAATTACAGAAAAAATATAAGTTTGATGTTTTAAAATTTGATAAAAAAAAGAAGAAAACAAACTTAAAAAAGGCAGAAATTATTAGGATAAAAAATATAGAAAAAAAAGTAGAGAATCTAAAAGATGATATATATGAATTTGTTTTACTAAGTTTTATGTCAAGTTTCTTAAAACATTATAAAAATAAATCAGACAAATTCCAATACTATTATTATACACTAACACAAGTTTTAAGATATAATGTATCAAACTTGAACAAGAATCTAGAAAAATATATAAGGCACATTTTAGAATTTTATTGTTCAAATTTAAAAAAGAAGGATTTTATTAAAAATAGTTCTGAATTTATTGAAAAAAATTCAAATTTAAGTAAATATCGCGATATTAGTTTATATGAACACCAAAAGAAAGTAATTACATATTGTAAACAAAAAGGACCAAAACTAATTTTATATAAAGCTCCAACAGGAACAGGTAAGACTTTAACTCCCGTAGGATTAAGTAAAAAGCATCGGATTATATTTGTTTGTGCTGCGAAGCATATTGGTTTACAATTAGCGAAGGCGTTAGTTTCAGTAGAGGCGAAGATAGCAGTAGCATTTGGTTGTGAGGATCCAGGTGGAATTAGGCTTCATTATTATGCAGCAAAAGATTATGTTAAGAATCGTAGAACGGGTGGAATATTTCGTGTAGATAACAGTGTAGGAGATGATGTAGAGGTAATTATTTCAGATATAGAATCATATTTACCAGCAATGAATTATATGATGGCATTTAATAAAGCGGAGGATATAGTTTGGTATTGGGATGAGCCAACCATTACACTTGATTATGAAAATCATGAGTTTCATGATATTCTTAAAAGGAATTGGAATGAAAATATGATACCGAATGTTGTATTATCATCAGCAACACTTCCGAAACAAGAGGAAATATCTTCATTTTGTCAAAGTTTTATGATAAAGTTTAAAACCACAAATTTATATGATATAAATAGTAATGATTGTGCAAAAACGATACCAATATTAAATAGTAAAGGCGAAGTGGTTTTGCCCCATTATATGTTTGATAGTTTTGAAAAGGTAAAGAAATGTGTAAAACATATAAAAAATTATAGTACAATTTTGAGACATTTTGATTTGAAAGAAATATCAAAATTTATAATTTATATAAATAAAAATCTAGAAAGTCTGAAAAAAAGATATAAAGTAGAAAATTATTTTGAAAAAATAGATGAGATAGATTCAATATCTTTAAAAGAGTATTACTTAAAGCTACTTTTACAAACAAAAGATAATTATGAAGAAATTTATAGTTATTTTAAAAATAAGAGAAAGCCTTTACATGATTCAACAATAAAGATAACAACAAATGATTCTTATACTTTGACTAATGGTCCTACTATTTATTTGGCGGATGATGTTGAGAAAATAGCAAAATATTGTTTACAATCGGCAAAAATTCCACGAAAAATGTTAGAAAGTATATTAGAAGATATATATGAAAATGACAATATTGCAGAGCAAATAGCATCAATTGAGAATGAACTTAATAAAGAAGAATTACAAGCGGATAGTAGGAAAGGTTCAGATAGATATGGAACAGGTAAATCAAAAAAGGAGAAAAATATTAGTAAAAACGGCAATACAGGAAAAGAAACACAAAATTTACAGGAAAAATTAGAAGGATTGAGAGCCAGAATTAGGGATATACAGTTAGCAGAAGATTATATACCAAATTCATTTGCACATTTAAGGTTATGGAATAAGGAAAATACTAAGAATGCATTTACATCATCAATAAGCGATAGTATAATTAGAAAAATAATGTTATTAGATGTAGATTCTTTATGGAAGTTTCTATTGATGATGGGTATAGGCGTATTTAAGAAACACGGTTTTACAGATGTAAAAAAGAAGAAAGCATATAGAGATTATGCAGCCATTATGTCGCAATTAGCGAATGAACAACACTTATATCTTATTATTGCATCAACAGATTATATTTATGGAACTAATTATCAGTTTTGTCACGGTTATATAAGTAAAGACTTAGAAAATTTAACACAGGAAAAAACAATCCAAGCATTTGGTAGAATAGGAAGGTCAAATGCAAGGCAAGAATACAGTATTAGAATGAGAAATGATAATTTGATTTATAAATTATTTACAAAGCAAACAGATAAAATGGAGGTAAAAAATATGAATAAACTGTTCTGTTAGTTATTTTCGTGAATTTTCAATCCACCTATCAGCGCAGCATTTGATTGTATGGGAAAGGGCATGGCATATCGTTTTGGAACAGGAATAGGCATAGGATGTATAGCATAAGGATTCTTTATTAAGATTTTTTTAGGTTCATTTTTAATTTTTTTTATAATTTTCATATCATTATTAGTATTGCTAAATATAATGAATATAATAACTAATAGTAAAAATATAGCTAAAATTGTTTTAAAATCAAGTTCAATATGCACTTTCATATTTATATTATAGTTTTGATTTTAAAAGTTTTGTAATTTTTATATTAACATCGGTAGTGCTTGTTTTAAAAAATTCAGGCATAATTGCGTGTATGAATGCTTTAATTCCACTGTCTAGAAATAGATATGAAAAATACATAGAATGCTTGAAATGTTCAGTATATGTCATATTGACTTCTGATGGGTGCTTAAAATATTTATTATAAATTAAGTTGAACATATATAGATATATGTTATAATATTAAAGGAAAATTTAATATAATATTATATGACATCAATGGATAAATATTTAAAAACATTAGTCCCTGCAAAACAAGTAAGAGATACAAATATAGAAGGAATGTATGAATTAATTAAGCCTAAAGAGGCATTAACAAAAATTCCTATAAGTCAAGAAATAAAATCATTTGTAATTTCAAAAAGACAAGAAGTGGTAAATATATTAAATAAGAAAAATAACAGAAAAATATGTATAGTTGGCCCTTGTTCAATTCATGATATTGAACAAGCAAAAGAGTATGGTAGATTATTAAAAAGAATAAGCGATAAAGTAAAACATAAGTTACTAATAATAATGCGTGTATATTTTGAGAAACCAAGAACCACAGTAGGTTGGAAAGGTTTAATTAATGATCCTGATTTAGATAATAGTTTCAATATAAATAAGGGATTGTTAAAAGCTAGAGAATTATTATATTATTTAAATAATATTGGAGTTCCTTGTGCATATGAGGTATTAGATACATATACACCTCAATACATTTCAGATTTAATTACTTGGGGTGCAATTGGAGCTAGAACTACAGAAAGTCAGGTTCATAGACAAATGATATCAGGTTGTAGTTTTCCAGTAGGTTTTAAAAATAGTAGATCAGGTGATATAGATGTAGCAGCAGAAGCGGTTTTATCAGCAGCGCATCCGCACTGTTTTTATGGAACAACATATGATGGTAAAAGTGCAATATGTCATACAAAAGGAAATCCTAATTGCCATATTATTTTAAGAGGAGGAAAAAATGGTCCAAATTATAAGATTCCCGATATAATGAATGCAATTGATATATTAAATAAAAACAATGTACCGATGAATATAATGGTGGATTGTTCACACGGAAATAGTGGAAAAGATTATAGAAAACAGAAAGAGGTAATAGAGTATTTATCAGATAAATTAATCTTAAAAGAAAATAATAATCAAGTTATAATAGGATTAATGATAGAATCAAATATAAATGAGGGAAAACAGAAGTTAGTATTTGGTGAAAAACAAAATTTGAAATATGGTGTTAGCATAACAGATTCTTGTATATCTATAGATGAGACAGCTGCTTTATTATTAGATTTGTATGATATTTTATAAAAATTGAAATAGATAAAATTATAATTATTAAAAGTAAAAATAATTAGAATGGATATTCTTACGAGTAACAATACGTCAACACGCAAGTTTACCATTGGTCTTCAAGAATCATTGGATAAATGGAAGGCGAAAAGGCAGGAAATTCGTGATAAAATTGCAGAAACAGCAACAGCCCAAGCAAGATTAATGTTATCAGAAGAGGATGATATTGGAAATCCAGCACAACTATGTGAAGAGCTATCAAAACTTAGGTTGGAGTATACAGAGATTACAGTACAAGAAAAAGAGGAGAGGGAACGAATTATGAGTGAATATATGCAGCAAATTATGGGAAATATGGGAAATCCACCACTTACATCAGATGATGCTATTAAGCTTCAAGTATATGATAAATATATTCAGACACAATTGCCAAGTTGGGATTTACCATCAGGCGTAGTAGTTTGGCCCCAGAATGGTTGGCAAAAGGTGCATTATAATCAAAATACAACAGGAGTACTTTGGCTAAATAATTTTAGACATACAATTAATACGAAATTTCAGGAGGAAAAAGCAAAATTTAAAAGCAAATGACTATCTAATGATGATATTTTAAAAGAATTTAATTTCATGAAAAAAGAGGAAGAGAAAAATGATGATGCAAATGAAGCCGAAGTATTCGCTGCTTACGATGTTTATCTAATGAACACAGAACCAATAAAAAAGAAGAAGAAGGTGGTAAGAAGGAAAAAAAAGAGAGTTGCTAAAGCTGTAGATGTGGCCCGTTTCCGTGCCGAGAATTTGAAACAATATCAAAAAAATGCTTATAATAAGCAGAGCACTATATCACAAGAATTAGCAAATTTTATGGGTATAATACATCAAGGCAGCATTACTACATTAACTAGAAAAGAAGTAACAACATATATAATGGGCTATATAAAAAGAAACCATTTAATAGACAGAAAATACGGAAGACAAATTAACCCAGATATAAAATTAAAAACCTTATTGAAAATTCCAGTAGGAGAACAATTAACATTCTTTAATTTACAAAAATATTTGAGACCACATTTATTTTAGAATAAACTATTATAAAATTTTTTTCATATATTAATTATTATTTTTAATAAATGAAAATAGTTAAAAAACTTAGTTGGAGTATGCAAGACCTCCCATACCACTCATGATACGAAGGACGTTGTAGTTGACGGTGTAGACGCGGACCTTGGCGGTGTTATCGTTACCGACAGTGTTGGCAGAAAGGACAAGCTGAAGAGTAGCGTTATCGATTCTGGAGAAGTTGCAAGTTCCAGATGGCTGGTGCTCCTCGGGGCGGAGGGCGAACGAGTAGACGTTGATGCCAGTATCGGGAGAGCGTGTGTGGTGCTGGAATGGCTGGACGAGATCGAAGTAGGTTCCTTCGCGCTCGGAGAAGCGGTCCTGTCCGTTAAGCTGAAGCTTGCAGGTGACAACAGGGTTCTGTCCCCAGCAGTGCATGTTAAGTGCGGACTCAGCAAGGACGAAAGCACCGGCATCAGAGACGGTTGAGCCGACATTGGCGCCGTCGCCGCCGTTGACATTACTGGCGTAGTAGTCCCAAGAGTCAAGGACAGCAGCGTTGGCGCCGGGGGCGGCGGCAGAGGTCATATCGGCACCAGCATCCTGGAAGAGACCGTTGGCTCCGATGAATCCACCGTTTGTCTCGACAGACTCCTGTGAGGCGAATGCAGAGATGGAGTTGGGGAGTGCATCAAGGGCATCAGTGTAGTTGAAAGCCTGGGCACCGAATGCCTCGTTAAGGTCAGTTCCCTTGTTGAAAGAGGCACAGTAGTCAACATTGGCATCCTTCTGGACGACGAAGACGAGCTCCTTACAGGGGTGGTTGAAGTTAAGCTTAATCTTGTTACTGGATGATCCGACGGACTCATCACCAGTGAACTGGAGCTGCTCAATGAGGTACTCGTGGGGGTTCTGAGCCATGCGTCTGCGCTCATCAGTATCGAGGAAGATGTAGTCAACATACAAGGAAGTGGCTACAAGTGACTTCTGGTAGGCAGCGTTCTGCTTGACAGATTTGCCAACATTTCCGGTGCCCTGTCCGGATCCGTTGCCGAGCTCACTGACAGCCCAGAGGCATTCGTCAGATGGGCGAAGCTCGAGGTTGATGCGGACTTCGTGGTACTGAAGTGCAATCAAAGGAAGTGCGAGACCAGGGTTACGGCAGAACCAGAACTGGAGTGGGACGTAAAGTGTAGTCTCAGGAAGGCACTTGCGGGGGGCGCAGACAGCGGCAGGTCCATTGCCACCACAGGCACGCTCGATCTCAGCGAAAGAGGGATCGATAAGGTATGTGAGCTGGGTAGTGTGTCCGATCATCTTGTTGTATCCACGCTCCTGCTCAGCGGTAAGGGTAAGCTGGTTCCAGATGTGCATCCAGTCACCATACTGGCGGTCGATGCGCTGTCCACCGATCTCAACCTCAACCATAGAGATGAGCTGCTCACCGGGGTAGTCGAGCCATCTGGCCCAGGTGTCGGCGCCGTCCTGTCCACAGCAGTTCTCCTGGCAGATCTCGGGAAGTGTAACTTGAAGGTATGTTCTGTATGCTAAATCACCATTTCTGGAGATTGTGCACTGGACTCTGCGGCCGAAATCAGCCTGTCCGTTAAATGTCTGTTCAATGGATTCCATTGCGTAGTTAGTGTGTCTTCTGTAGGTAACCTTCCAGAAAGTAATCTGGGGATTACCCGAAAGGTAAACGTCTTGTGCGCCATAGGCAACGAGCTGCATTAATCCTCCTCCCATATTGTTATACTATTGCTAAAGAAAAAAAAAATTCGCATTTTGCATTTAATTCACTCCTCTACAAAAATAAAATTATTTAAATCAAAATTCTTTTCCAAGAATCTAGGTAAAAATTTACTAGAAAATATTTCCTTTTTACCTTCGTGTTTTTTTCTAAATAAATAATTTTTATCACGTTTTTTGATAGTCCAGCCATTTTCTAATGCATTAAAAATAAAAATCATTTTTGTGAGTTTATCAGTATCTATATTTAAATTTTCCAAGCTTAAATTGTTTTCCATTTGATTTATGAAAGAAAAGTATTTTTAAACATATAACTTATTAAAAAAAAGTTATTAATAATATTATATGCCAAATTTTAAACCAAAAACTAGTAAAAAAATTATTGCTCCAAAAAAAGAGAATATTACATTAGATAGCAAACATAATGAAATAATAGAAGGGTTTAAAAATGATTTTAATAAAAAATTACCAGAATTAGAAAAAAAAAGAGAAATTCTAAGAAATAAAATAAAAAAAAATATAATGGATTTGGAAGAAAAATTAAATATTAAAGATGAAATTAAAGTTCTAACTAAGAAAATAAAGAAATTAAAAGTAAAGAAAAAAAAATATTTATTAGATAATTCTGAATATATTTTTTCATACTTTGAAAAAAAGAAAAAAATTACAAATGGAAATACAAAAACTAAAATATTACATTCATTTTTTAATAAAAAAAAGGAAGATGTGGAAGAAAATAATAGTAATAAGTTTGTAAAAAAATATTTATCAAATGTAGATGAAAAATTTATAAATATTAATGATTACAAAATTAATCATGATTTATGTAAAAAATGTAGAGGTGAATTAATCTATGTATTACATGAAGGCGTTGTAATATGCAATAAATGCAGTGAACAGTTCCCTTATTTAATAGAACACGAAAAGCCTTCTTATAAGGAACCGCCTAAAGAAGTATGTTTTTATGCATATAAAAGAATTAATCATTTCCGAGAAATTTTGGCACAATTTCAAGCAAAAGAAACAACACAAATACCTGAAGAAGTATTAACTAATATTGTTAATCAAATAAAAAAAGAGCGTATGAAAATAGAAGATATGACAAATCAAAATGCAAAAGATATTTTAAAAAAATTAGGTTATAATAAATATTATGAACATATACCTTTTATAAAGGATAAATTAGGTATTAAACCTCCAGTAATGAATCCACAGTTAGAAGATAAGTTATGTTCTCTATTTATGGAAATACAAAAACCATATGCAAAACATTGTCCAGATAATCGTGTTAATTTCTTAAATTACTATTATGTTTTATATAAAATATGTGAATTACTTGGAGAAAATCAATTTTTACCGTTTTTTCCATTATTAAAAGATCCAGTAAAAAGAATAGAACAGGATGAAATATGGAAAAAAATTTGTAAAGAATTAAATTGGGAATTTATTGAAACTATTTAATATGGATTTTTTTTAATAAAATAGAACGAATCATTATAGGAAAGACCTTGTATTGTTAAACCTAAAGAAAATCCAATAATTATTTTTGGAATATTTATAAAAAATGAAAATAAAATAATAAACAAATAAATTAACCAATGGTGTAAATGCAAAGCATATTTTTTATTTATTGGAATAAATATCATACTATTATAAATAATTGGTCTTATAGTAACTTTAATAGTGGGATTATGTTTGCTTTTTCTTGGCAGAAAAAGATAACTATAAATTAAGGAAAATAGTAAACCGTAAAAAAACATATAATTAATTATAATTATATGTTTTAAATCAAATTATTAAATTATTTAAAGTCCACCGGGGAATCCAACAAGGTTGGCTCCCATACCGAACCCTGCGCCACTTCTGGCTGATACAGCCATACTAGGGACATATGTATCAAGGATGCTGAATGTGGCAGCAGCAGTTAAAGCAATAAGTCCAATTTCTTCGAGGTTAAGAGAGCGTTTGGGGATTGCCATAGCAGCAATGGCAACCATAACACCTTCAACTAAATATTTTACGACACGTCTGACTAATTCGCCAAGATCAAGAGCAGAGCCTAATCCACCAAGCATATTATATAGTTTATCAAGAAAAAAAATATATTAATAATAAAAAAACTTAAATATTTATTTTTAAAGTAAATTATAGATATGTCTAAAGAAGTTCCTTTTGAAAGAATGAAAAAATCAGACGGTTCAGCAAATCCTAAATATGTTGATGTTCTTGAAGAGGACAAAGCCATTGCAGGACAAAAATTTTTTGCAATGTCTTTTATTTCTCCAGAACAAATTTTAAAAGAAAAAAATATTTTTTTATTTGATTATTTCCTAAAATATTGGGATTTCTCTAAATCTATGGAAAAATTTACACAATTCCTAAATTTCTTATCTTTTAAGTATAAATTTGACAATGAATCATTAATGAAGGATTTAGAAGAATTTGTTACATCTGAAAAAGATAATTTAATGGCAACAACCGTAGAGGATGAATATAAGAATTTTTTAGATAGAAAAGGTGATGAATTAGAAAAAATATTTAATGAAAAACATAATTTTCAGACTAATACAAGAGGATTAAAGGTAAGAGGTTCTTATCCAACACAACAGGAAGCAGAGCTTAGAGCTAAGCTTTTGAGAGAAGTTGATCCAAACCATGATGTATATGTAGGACCAGTTGGTATGTGGGTACCCTTTAATCCTGATGCATATAAGACAGGGCGAGTAGAATATTTGGAAGAAGAGCTAAACCAATTAATGCATGATAAGATGGATAATGAAAAACAAGCTAAACAACAGTTTGAAAAACGTGTATTAGAGGCTAAGAAAAAGGCAATACAAGATAATAAAGAAAAAGCAAGGGAATCTGGAAATAAATTAACGCAGAATATTGATGAAAATGGTAATCTTGTTGGTGTTGGAACAACTAGTATAGAAAAAACGACAGGAAATGACGAATTGAGCAGTGCTGATATCAGAAAAGAATTGTTTGAAGGTGAAGATATAAGGACAAGGGCTACAGATAGTAAAAATAAAAGAAATTAAAATAAAAATTTATTAAATAATAAAATATAATAACTAATATATATGTTATATTTTATACCCGAAGATGTAAATGTTTTATTAAATGGTAGAATTGTAAAAAGAAAATTATGTAGTGATGAAGATATAATTAAACCATACGAAAAAAAAGACAAAAAAAAGATGGGGTCGAAAAAAGAAATAGAAAAGAAAATAGAAAAAAAAATTCATAAAAAATCCAAAAAAAGATGTAATTTGATAGGATGTAAAAAAAAATTAAAATTATCGGATTTAGAGTGTAATTGTAAATTTAGGTTTTGCTCTAAGCATAGATTACCTGAATTACATTTTTGTACTCAAAATTTTAAAGAGAAAAATAGGCAAAAATATCTAAAAAGGGTTCAGCTTGGGGGTGGTGAAGTTATAAAGCTGGATAAAATATAATTTATTTTTTATATTACCATCTTGATTTTTTAACATTTATTTTCGGACCTTTCTTTTGTTTAGTTGGATCAAATGATTCACCATCTTCATCATCCGAATCAATATTTTTAGATAATTCCCAAAATTCTTTTGAACCTAATTGAAATTCACCGTGCGGACTAGCTTTGTACCAAAAGATTTGATCCTCTAATTTATTTGATTTTGCATTATTTGATATTACTAAACATTCATAATTTTCTGTACATTGATCCATTACTTGACAAAAACTTTCAAAAGTTGGAAACATTCCAGCATAATTATCATAAATTCTTTTACGATTATTAATATACGGTTCTCTTAAGATAAAAGTATAATCAATATTCGTTCTTAAATTTGGTGGAACACCTAATGGATATTGCATAGTAATTACTAACATAACTTTCCAATGCCTACCATTCATAAATAAAAGTCTCATTAATTTCTCTCTAGCCCAAGAATTATCATACAAACAATCATCTAATATTACAAAAGTTCTACCATCAATATTTGATCTACCATATGCCTCTGTTTCTTTTTTTACCTGTCTAATTACCATTTTTTGTCTTTTTAAAATATTTTCAATAATTGCTGTATTATATTCATCGTGAATAAATAATTTAGGGACAATAGTTGAATAAAAACCATTTCCTGCTTCTGTCCCAGAAATTACTGTTCCAATTGGAATATCTTGATGATAATATAATAAATCTTTTACTAAAAAACTCTTTCCAGTATCTCTTCTACCTATTAATACAATAACAGGTCCCTGTGTTTCATTGGCGGAGAATCTTATGTTTTTCATATCGAACTTTTTTAGTTCTAAATTCATATATATATATATAAAAAAGCGTTTTAATATATACATTTTACGCAGATTTGGGTTTAAATATACAATAAAATATATCATTAAAAACTAATGTTTACATTTTCTTATAAGAAAAATAATAATGTTCACCTTTTCAAAACTTTAGAAGAAAACGGTTTTAACATACCACAAAACTATATTCCTTTATATAAAAAATTTTTTTCTGTAGATGAAAATAATTATAATAATATAAATTTAAATCATAAATTAAAAATTTTTAATCTAAAATCTACAGATGAACGCAATACATTCATATGTTCTCTGACAGATGGTAATTCTAAATTGAAAGCAAAAAGTTTTTTTAAGTTTTCACCATTAATCGATCCTGCAAAATATATGGTTGGCAAATATAAAGATAGTTCTGATGAAAAAATGTTTAGTCTTCCTAAATTTTCTAATAATATATGTCAATCCAGACTATTAGAACCAAATAATGCAGCATATATTGATTCATTTTTTAGTTATTTATCAAGTATGTTACATAATTATCATAAAATTCCACATTGCTTAGATTTTTATGGTTCTTTTTTATGCATTAAGGAAAATTTTAAAATAAATATTGCAGATGATTTAGATTTTTTATATGATTCAACATATTATCATAAAAATAAAAATAAATTATTCGATGTCGATGAAATAGACGAGGATTTATATTGTTCTGATAGTACTAGAAATTATAGAAAAAAAATATCTTTCTTGGATGAAAAAACTGATTTAGAAACTGATAAGTTGAATGAAGAAATTTTTGATGGGGTTTTTAAAAAATCTAATTTAACTGCAGAAAATATTAGAATACATAATAATTTATCTGAAAAAGATTTGATTTTTCAATCGTCTAATGATAATAATTCTAGTAAAGCAGAAACTAATTCTGAATGCTCATCACGTTCTTCAAATACATCTGATGAATCAAGTAATTATTCAGTAGATGCTGAAGATTCAGAAAAATCACTAGAAACTGAAGAAACAGATGAGTATGAAGAAATTTCACAATCTATTGATTCGGATATTGATTTGAATGCTACCTTCAAAAAATTTCCTGTTCAAATTATATGTTTGGAAAAACTAGATAATACACTGGACCATTTAATGGATTCAGATGAGGAACTTTCAAATGATATGTGGCGTTCTTGTTTATTTCAAATTATAATGAATTTGGTGATTTATCAAAAAATGTTTGATTTTACACATAATGATTTACATACTAATAATGTGATGTATAAAAAAACGGATAAACAATTTATAATATATAAATTAAACGGAGTGCATTATAAAGTACCAACATTTGGAAGATTGTTTAAAATTATTGATTTTGGACGAGCTATTTATAAATTTCGTGATACTATAATTTGTAGTGACAGTTATAGTGCAAAAGGTGATGCGGCATCTCAATATAATTGCGAACCATTTTTTAATAAAAACAAACCTAGACTAGAACCAAATAAAAGTTTTGATTTATGTAGATTAGCTTGTTCTTTATTTGACTTTTTTGTCGATGATATTGATGAATTGGGAGATATTAAATGTCCTATTACACATATTGTAAATGAATGGGTAACAGATGATAATGGGCGAAATATTTTATATAAGAAAAATGGTGAGGAAAGATATCCTGAGTTTAAATTATATAAAATGATAGCAAGAACTGTTCATAAACATATACCAGAAGAACAGGTGAAAAATTCTATTTTTAATAAGTTTAAAACAAGCACTAAAAAAATGAATAAATCTGCCAAGTCAAAGATAATAAATATTGATAAATTACCTAGTTATATAAATATTCCACAAGAAACAACTGAAAAAAAGGCACTATCATAAAATTAAATATTCTAAATTACTTAATAATAACCGAATAATTATTATTAAATATGTTATTAATGCTGTTATATATGATTATTTTTGCAAATTTAATTGATTTATTTCAAATTTGGTTAGATAATATTAATAATGAGTTGAATAGTGTGACATTATTATTAAATAATACAAATTAAAATCCCGGATCATTAGTAAATACTTGTGGAGCAGCAATTAAATCCTTTAATGGTATAATTTGTCCTAAAACAAAATTTCCTCCTAAAACACTAAAGTAAACGATTAATGATTCTCTTACGAGTTCCTTAACAGGTTTATTTTTTTTTAGTATAAATCTCATTTCAATAAATTTGAATAAAAGATATACTATAGACATAATAAAAGCTTGGAAGAATATTGAATCATTCATTTAATTTATTTTTATACATTTTTAGAGAGAATTATACGCATTTATTTTAATTCAATTACATCATGCATAATTTCTTTTTTTAATGATAATTTATCTCCAATATCATTAATATCTAAAGCATCTAATTTAAGCGATGGTGCATCTCCGTATATTGTTAACTTATCTTCTTCTTCTTCTTCTTCTTCTTCTTCTTCTTCTAATTTTCGCTGTTCGTGTCTAGCTTTACTAATTTCTTCTAGTCTATCAACAGTTTTAGGTGCTAAAACATTGTCAATTACTGTATTATTGATTGCTTTTGGTGATTTAACAATATCATAGTTAACAACTTGGTCACTGTCATTAAAACTAATTGAATTTTTATTAGTTTCTGTATTTGTATTAATTACAGGTATAGTTTTTACTGGACTAGATGGCGGCGTTTTCGGTATAGTTTTATTTATAAGTGCTTGTGCTGAAAGAGCTTTGGGAATTGTATTAATTTCTTGTGTAGTAATGGTCAAGTTAGGTGTAGATTCATTTTTTATATCATTATTGAGTTCTTTTATTATTTTATTTTCAACTGGTGTTAAATCTTTTTTAATAATCGTAGTTTCTAGTTCCCTTTTAATATCAGCTGAAACCGAATTTACTTCTTTATTAATATTATCTATTTCTGTAGATAATGTTGCAGCAGCGGCAGCCTTTTCAATCTCTTCTTTTTTAGAATCAATTACTTCAGTAATATTTTCTTCAATTACTTCTTCTTCAGTAGTTTCATCAATATAAGCCCTTAAAATTTTTTCAACAGGCATGCTTTCTCTTATTACATTTAATAAACATTCTTTACAAATTAACTCACACTCTCTCATGTTTTTTTGTTTTTGCAATGGTAAAATTTCTTCTTCGAACAAATATACATTCGAATATATTTTTCTTGCACAGGCAATATATACTTTATGTATAAATTCATTTAACTTAGGAATATCAATATCGATCTTTTTTTGATTTGAACTAACCCGAATACTGGTTAGAATTTTAAGTTGTGTAATATAAACACAAGTAAGTAGATCTTCGAGATAAGAGCATTTACTTTTTTCTAAAATACGTTTAGTTTCATCATTAATAATACTCTGATTCCATTTTGGAACTCTAGTTAAAAAGTTTTGAAATGTCATTAAATATTTACTATCCTCATCATTATTAATGCAAAGTTGCCAGGCTTCTTTAAAAATAGATTTAAAACCTTCTATAATTAAAGGAATAATAATATTAACAAGATTGGCTGAATATTCACTTTTAGCTTGGGAAAGAATATCAATATTATAATCGTCCATTTACATAGAATCAATATTTTCTAAATTAAGATTTTTACGAATAAAGTAAAAAGAAACGAAATTAAAAATTAGTAATTTTTCATTTCTAAATTCTTTCCTAACTTTATCGAAATATATTAACATTGCACCCTTATCTTCAAATTTTTCTTCACTATTTTTAAAATAGTATAATAAATCTAAAAAAGAATAACCTTTTTCATATAATTTATTTGCAATATTAAAACAGTTTCTAACAGAATGATCTTTAACTGATAAATTTTTTTTTATAAATTTTTTTTTTTCAATATCAATGGTTATATTTTCAAATTTTAATGAGTGTAAGTTTTGATTTTTGGAATTAATGATAGGTTTTTCTACAAAAATATTACAAAATCTAGATATAATTGGTTTCAATAATTTTTCTTTTTTTTCAACTATAATAAAAAATCTTGTATTATTACTGAATTGTTCAATGCATCTTCTAAGCGCGGATTGAGCATCTGTAGTTAATTTATCAGCATTAAGTAATATAATGCTCTTAAAAATTCCTTTATTATGGTTTTTAATATTTGATTTTGCGAAAAATTTAAGTTCATCTCTAATAAATTTAATACCTTTACCATGTCCACAATTAACGTACATAACATTATTTTTATTTGTATAAATTTTATCAATTAGATATTTTAATAAAGTTCTTTTGCCACTACCCAATGGTCCGTGTAAAATTATATGAGGTATTTTTTTAGTTTTTACAAAATAATCTAATTGTTTTTTTATTTTTTTATGGATTTCAATTGACATTTTATAAACATATAATTATTTATTTTTAATTAATAATTAATTATATAATTTAAGCCCAACTATTTAATGATTGAGCATATGGATTATTATTATAAGCTGATAGTAAATCTGGATTATTCCTATTTAATTGGCTAACTTCTCTTGTATTTTTTCCTCCAATTTCTCCTATATTGGAAATATTTTGTATACTAGACGGCATACTAGGAAACATTTGTGCTTCGTGATTAATACCTATTCTGCTTATTTTTACATTTTGTGCCGAATTAAATTGTGATGTATTACCGTGATTTAATCTAGATTTACATACAACTTCTTTATTAGGATTAAGATGTGCATTATATGCAGAATTATATGTAATAGGTTTGGTTGTATTTCCTCCTGCGCTAGCATTAGAGGTGTATGAACAATGAGTAGACTGTTTCTGTGTTTGTGGTGCATGCTGTGGGTTTGTTTCATAACCACCACCAAGGTCTCTGCTAGGTTGCGTAGTATGCTTTGTTTTTTCTGTTTGTTCACGAATTGTGGTTTGTGGTCTATCAGCAGGATTCCAAACAGAACCTCTAGCAATACCACCAGCATTACCAACCTTCCTAAATGCACCAATAACGTTTTCTTTTCTTGTTGGTCTTAGAACATCTAGAACTGGACTAACAACAGCCCATAATCCTCTTTGAACAGGTCCCATATCAACTTCATGTTGTGTTGTTGTTCTAGAATTTGAATATACTTTATATCCAGTTCTATTAGGTGCTGCAAGGCTTTCTTTACATGTAACAGGTCCTTCTGGACAAGGATTTAATTGCACTTTCCTCGTTTCCCTAAAATTTCCTCTTTGTGTAGGTGCTTCTCCACAAGTTACATCCATTGCTGCATTACCAAAATGTTCTCTTGTATTAAATGCTCTATTTTGATATTGTAAGGGTTCTTCAGAAATAACACGTGATGCTTTTTCTGCACCTGTTGTTGTAAACCATCTATCAGGAGTATTAAGATAGAATGTATCAGGTCTACTTTTTTCAACACGTCCTTGCATTCCTCTATTTACAATTTTAGATTGTGCAGGACCTTGGTGGTTATTTAAAGAAAAGGTTTGTTTTGGATTTGTTTTAACTCTAAGGTCATCTACTGTTTTTGGTCCCCAAGTATCTCTTGCTTGCATTCCAGAATTAAAACCACCAGTTCCTTCAGAGCCAAAACCTTTATTCAAGCCAGGTCCAACTTTTTTCTCTTCAAATGGATTTACATTAGCAGCTCTCATTGGTTTATTTATTCTCTGCCTCATAAAATCTCCTTGATCTGGTGCTCCATTAATATATGATAAGTTAGGTTGTGGTTTAAAAAGAGGCGCTCTAGCTTCCTTTTTTATAAATTGTGATGCATTACCAGTCATACAATCTAAAACACCTTCGTGCTGATTTTGGAATGAATTTTGTTTAATACTTGAACCAAAAAAAGGTTGCTGATTTTGATGACTAAAATTTTGAATAGGTACTTCAGTTCCTGTTAATGATGTAAATGTATCATCTGCGTCATCTTTTCTATCATTTAAAAAAACATCTTTATGTACTTGTGGATCATAATATCTTTGCTTTAAATTATTAGGTTTATTATATCTAGATGGATTGTCTTTTAATTCTGAATAAGTTTCAACTGGATAGTTTTGTACAGGAACTTGTGTATTTGGTAATTTATTATATGTTTTTCTAGAAGTTTCAAATGTCTCAATATTTTTCTTTTTATCTTTATTAGATAGAATATACATTACACCTAATGCAGCAACGGGAATTGCAATTTCTGCCATATATATTAAACAACATATTTTCTATTGGCGAAAAACATTTAATTATGAGGATTGGGAATATCTGGTTTAAAATTATCTCTTTCTAAAAGTCTAGTATTTAAATTACTAGAAAATGGAATCATGCAGTTTTCTAAAGGATTCAAAAATAATGGATACTTTCTATTTTGTTCTAAATCTCTGTACATCCAAGCAGGATGCGTTACTCTAGATTCATTTGTTATAACATTTTTTACTCTTGGATAAGATACATTTTGCGAAGGAATAACACCTTTAAATGGAAATGCCTTGTCTTTACAATCTTTACTATTTATAGACCTAGTAATTCCAATTAAATCACTATTTATATCTATGGCGGTACTATTATAAACTTTTCTTAAATTACCACCCCATTTTTGCATTCTAATCTGTGGATCATCAAATGTGGATGGAGCACTGCCCCATCCAGGTACATTTAAAATATATCTACCTGGTCCAGTAGCTTGTTGAAGATTTTTATTAGTTCTTGCTTCGTCATAATTAAATCTAGTGAATGACATTATATAAAATATTATATTATTTTTATTATTTGAAATAATATAATTAACTGAATGGTCCTTTTGGTCTTTGTTCTTTTTCAATTACTAAAGGATCTGGCATAAAAACTTTTAATCTATCAAAAAATTGTGCATTATCTAATTTATTAAGTTTTGGAACAACATTTGGTTTTTTATTTACTAAATTACTCGAACCTATTCCTAAAAGTGAACTCTCAATATCACAAGCATTATTTGATAAAATATTATTAACAAAACCATTTTTCATTGCAGGCATATTAATTCCTGCTGTAGGATATGAAGAATGAAAAGGCATACTTCTATATTTCCACATAACATGTGTATGAGTATCATATAAAGATTTTTGTTCTTGGCAAAATCTAGAGGGATCGTTTATTTCTCTTGTTGAAGACATATATAGTTATATATTATTTTGATTTTTTTATTTCTTCCCATAATAATAATAAATTAAAATGCTTATTTTCAATAGCTTTTGCTTTTATTGCATCAAATGTAAAACTAAAATATTCCCAGGAAAATAAAAATGGGAAACAATCTTTTGGAGATAATTCAAACGGTAATTTATTATAATTAGAAATATAAATTAAAACTTTTGTAAAAGTAAATCCTTGAAGTAAAAATATTTCATCTAATTTTTCAGATACAGTATCGTCATTATATTCTTCTAAATTTAAGAATTTTAAGAATTCCTCTCTATATGTTTTGTCACTTAATTTGTTATCTGATATATCTCTGTATGTTAATTCAAAATCTGTATTATACATTTATAATTTATAAATTTATAATAATTTAGTTTTTCCTCTCTAAATAATCCTGGTCTCTTGATAACTCACGACTGGGTAATCCACCTCTTATCCAACCACTTGCTGCTACACCCTCAATTAAATTAGCAGGATTTTGTATTGTGCTATTTAATGAAGGAATCATAGGAGTAAGATAGTGACCCATAAATGATTTTTCCATTAAAACACGGCAACTTTTTTTATCAGTAATTTGTGCACCCTGTTGCATTTTTGATTCAAAAACTGGCTGTGGTGGTCCTTTTGATAAATTTGGCACTGTTAAATATGGTCTCTGTTGTAATGAAATTTTACATTTATGTCTTGTTGGTTTATTACCTACTTGCAACTTAGTTTCTTCATTTACTGCACAACCACCTGCACCATTATTACTTCCTACACCACCCTTAAAAAATATATTTGGTTGTTTGGTTGCAAAACCAATGGGTCCAGACATACCACAGTTTCTAGTAACATAGCTTGTAGTCAAATATGTTTCTGTTTTACTGTTTTGTAAATCCCTTGCAGTAATGCCACAGGTATCATTTCCAATTCTAGAAAGTGAATCAAACATATAATTATATGCTCCTGACATAATATAATTATAATAGAGATTTTAATTTTTAACAATATTAACAAAACATACGATCTTTGTTTTCTACATCTTTACAGGATGGCATATTTCCATAACAAAATTCAGCAAATTTTTTCTGATTATTTGGTATTTGAGTATTAGGCATTGTATAAAAATTTCTCATTGAATGATCAAATGATATACTATCTCCTAAATCTCTGAATAATTTTTTTTCTAAACCAATATTTGATGCCTTTTCATTAATTTTTATTTCTATTTCTTCATTATTTGATGGTGCTGCTGGTTTCCTTCCTGGATTATTTTTTATTTCTGGTAATAATACGTTCATTAAAGGGTTTTCTTTTGTAGGCTCTATAAAATCTTCTTTATTTTCTTGATATTGTTCACTTAAATTTGCAAAATTCTCCTTAATATCTTTAATATTTTTACTTTTTTCTTTTTTTCCTGCTTTTGATTTATAAAGCATTACTATTACTCCAATAGTTATTAAAGCTGTTATTGGTATTTTAATTGATTTTGTTAAAAAATATCCTAATAATGCTAGTAGTAAAATTAATCTAGTACAAGCATTTAATTTTTCAGGATACTCTAAATCATCTGTTGGCCATATCTCTGAAATATGTTCTTTATCTAATAAAATATTAGGTTTATTGAGCCAAAAGTTGTCACCCATTAATATATATACTGACTTTTATTTTTTATTTTTATTTTTCTTTCTATTACGCCTCTTTTTTCTTTTTGACTTTATAGATCCTGTTATTTTCTTATTTTCAGTTCGTGCTTCTTCTAACTGTTTTTCTAATAATCTAATTTGTTCATCTTTATTGTCCTTCCTCTCTGCTAATTTCCTCCTCATTCTTTCTTTCATTTTTGACATCTTAATATTTTTTTGCATATGATTTTGCATTGCACCTATATTCATCTTACCATTACCCATTGGCATACCCATATTTTTAAACATTGAAGACATATTTTTCATCCCAGGAACATCATTCATTTTTTTTAAAAATTCACTGGCTTCTTCCATAAGTTCACTTTCCTTAATTTCACCTGATTTTAACTTCTCATCTAAAGATTTGCCTACCTTGCTTATCATTTTCATTAATTTCCCAGGATCACTAAATAATTTCTTAAATATTTCTCCTACTGATGATTCCTCATTTAACTCTAAATCTAAATCTAAATCTTTTAAAGTTTCTTCAGTAATCTGAGTAGCTAATTTGCCTAAATTACCATTCAATATTCCATTTAAGTGTTCATGGATTTCTTCTGGATTAGGTAAATCATTCTCTCCTTCACCTGTTTCATCATCTGCTTCAAACATATCTGACATATTCTTCATAGTCTCTTGTAATTTCTCTTTCAATACATTTTCATCTATAGCTTCAAATAACTTTGCTGTGTTCCCAAAACTTTCTGAACCTTCTACATTTTCAACGATTGAAAATAATATTAGTTGTAAATATTTCCAAATTATATTTTTTGTATTCTCACTAATTTCATCTGTCATTAATAATGAAAAATCTATATTTGGTAAAAAACAAGTGTTAATCTCATTATCTGTAAATATATTTTCATTTTGATACAATATGTCAAAAAAACGTTCCGGATAAACTTCCTTTGCGTAATTAAATAGATTTTCTGTTTCTAATTTATTTGGTTCTTCTGAAATAATATTTACTAATAATTCATTTAATTCTTCTTTATATTCTGGAAATGTTGTTAATATATCAGTTACTAAATCTTTCATAACTTTTGTAAAATTCTCAGGTACTTCAAAAGGTTTCTCAGCATCTTCTTTTTCTCTCTCCATGTATAATTTATTAAATTTTTTTATTTAAATTATACTAAACATTATTTATAAATTCTTTTCTATTTGGTACATTTCACCCATTTTTGTCAAATTTTGAACATACTTTATTACCTTTTCTCTGTTATTTTCGTCTAGTTTTTTTAATTCGGTTCTTATTGTATTAATTATCTCTAAAACTTTATTATCATCATCTGCATCTATATCACTTGAATAGTCCCTTTCAATAAAAAATGTAAAATCTCCCTCTTTAATTTTTTCTTTATATGGATTATAAATATAGTTTATCCATCCTTTAATAAAAATACTTGGATTTATTTTTTTTGTTGTATTTATAAATAATACTGCCGCTTTTATATTATTATTTGGCATTACTATCTGAAAATCATTCAAAAATTCAACTAAATGATTATTAAATACTTTTAATAAACTACTCATATGTATAAATATTTATTTTCCTTTTAAATTATTATATTATATTTTACTGAAATCTTACATCTGCCTCTCTCTGGTTTTGAATTTTTCCCAAATCTACTTCACCTATTTTATCTGGCTCATAATCATCTTCTGGAGTCTCTATTTTTTGATTATCCATTATACCACTATAACTATGCATCATTCTTAAACCGCCGTTTCCTTTTGCTGATAAATCTGTTGGAGACATATCTAAATACGAATAATTATCTGATAAACTACCCATTTCGGTTGTTGAAAATGCCAACGGTTCCATATTATTCATTGTTGCTTTTCTTACTTGCCTTTCTCTTTCCGGTTTTAAATATTCTAATATCGACTTTATGCCTGCTAAAACTTTATGTCCTTTATTTAATAATAATAATGAAGGAACTGTCTTTACTGTGCTAGGTAATAATATTTTTTGTGCATTCTTTAATATTATATGTATTTCTCCATTATCTTGCTTTTCTCTTACATCTATGCATATAAAATGAATTTTAGCCTTATTTTTTGTTTTACTTAATGTTCTTATTAAGTCTTTACAATGCTGACAGTATTGACTATAATATAAAATACTACTCATTGAATTAATATATTTTATAGTTTTTAATATAAAAATTTTTTTATTTATTATAATTATATGTTATCATTCTTAAAATCGAATAATTTACTGTCTTCTAGCGATAACAACCCCGAACCTATTTATTTATTTCAACAATTTTTTATTCATTCTGAACCTGATAGACAAAAAGAAATTGAGTTCTGTTTGCAAAAAAATATAGAAAATAGTTATATTGATCAAATTATTTTATTAAATGAAAGAATATATACTAATGATGAACTTTCTGTTCAATCCAAAAAAATAATACAAAAAAAAATTAAGACTAGATTAACTTATAAAAAATTATTTGATTATATCAATAAAAGAAATTTAAATGGATATATTGTATTTTCTAATAGTGATATTTTTTTAGATGATTCAATTAATAATTTAAGAAAAACAGATTTTCATAAAAAAAAAAATTTTATAGCATTGCTTAGATATAACTATGAAATTAATAGTAAAAGATCTAAAATTTTTGGTCCTAGATTTGATAGTCAAGATACTTGGATTTTACATACTAGTCATATACCTAAAAATACTGAAGTTTTTGATTTTAAATTTGGACAACCTGGCTGTGATAATAAATTGGTTTATATTATGAAAATACTTGGCTATAATTTATTTAATGTTCCAAAATTAATTAAAACATACCACGTACAAAAATCGAAAAAAAGAGATTATAGTATAAAAGATTTAATACCTAGACCACACATTTATTTTGAACCATATGGATTTTCAACAAAAAAAGCTGGAATTGAAACATATTCTAATATAATTAATTGGACTGATAATTTTAAAAAGTATAGACACGATGATAATATAAAATTTTATAATTATATAAGTGAAAAATTTGCTAATGGCGAAACTTTTTATATTCCTAAGATGAATGGTCCTGAATTATTTTTTACAAGCATTATACTAAAAATAGTTAATGAAAAAGCAAGAGTTGACCCAAATAATGTTACAAAATTATTGCCATCTCTTGAAAAATCTTATATTTATTGTAATGATATTAACAAAACTATAGATTTTTCTTTACTTTATAGTAATTCCTTTGCAGATGCTGATTTTTATACTTGTTTTGAAAAATTTAATAAAACTAATGATGGGGGTACTATCCAGGGTCTTAATTATTACCAAGAAAAATATAAAAATAAAAAACAATTATGGGAGCGAGTTTTTAATATTGGTGAATTTGTTAAATATTACCCTTGGTCGATTGCTCTAGCTGGTAAAAAAATATTAGTTCTTTCACCATATTCATCTGAAATTTCAAAACAAAAAAATAATACAGATTATTACAATTGTAATTTATTTCCTGGATGTAAAATTACTTGTTTGCAATTTGAAACGAAACAAATTAATAATCTAGGAATTAATGAAACATTTGCCACTTATGCTGAAAATATTAAAAGATTTGATTTTGATATAATGTTAATTGACGCTTATGGTTATGGTAATATTCTTGCTCGTTTTGTTTGGCAAGAACTTAATAAATGTGCAATCAATGTTGGTAATCTTCTACCGTTATACTTTGGAATCTATAATGATAAATATGAGAAAATGTATCCTGATATTATAAAACTTTATAAAAATGAAAAATGGATCAAAGTTGAAAAATAAATAGTTATTATATATATATATGAATATTCAAGAATTAATAATAATAATATTAATTCTTGTTACAACTTTTTTTGTAATAAGACTTATAAATAGGAGGTATTTTCCTGTAGATCCTCCAATACCACCCCCTAAAAAATTAATAGGAGGTTGTGAAGGAACGAGATTTGGTTGTTGCCCTGATAAACAAACCAGTTGTATAGATGAAGAATGTTCAAATTGTTTATTAGACGCAACGCCAGATTTAGGAACATTGGAAAATGCTTATAAAACTAATGAACAAAATAAACTTGATTTCAAAATGCAAAATGATAGATTAAATAAAATTGAAAAAAACTTAGAAAATTTGAAAGAATTAAAAGAAACAATTGAGGAAGAAATAGAAGAAAATGAAAAATTGTTAGAAAATCAGTTTCTGGAGCAGAGTTCTAAAAAACATATTGAAAGGCAACTTTTATTTAAAAAAGAAGAATTAAGTGAAGTAAATAAAAAAATTCAAGGAATTGAAGATAAAGAAGAAAAGGTAGAAGAAGACTTAAGTGAAAAAGCCGCTATTTTATCTATGACAGAGACTATTTTTGAAAAAATGTTTTCTATGTTTTCTGCTGGAAAAGTAACTGTTAATACAAATAACCAAGGTGACCAAGGTGAACCTGCTGACCAAGGTGAACCTGCTGACCAAGGTGACCAAGGTGAACCTGCTGACCAAGGTGACCAAGGTGAACCTGCTGACCAAGGTGACCAAGGTGAACCTGCTAATAATAATAATATTCCTGACTGTCCCGCCTTTAAAAAAACTATTACAGACATTAATAATACTGCAATTACTTACCCAAAAAATGACTGGTCGGCTTTGGGTGGTGGAGAAAAGCGTACTGAAGAATGCAGTACAGCTGGTGGAATGTGGCGCGGGAATATTTCAATGGATTGTGTTGCAGATGGCGTAGTATTTAATCATACTTGCACATTTAATTCAGAATTATTTGAGAGAGCAAAAACAGTTGAAAGTTATTTACCTGATGGAGTTACAACAGAGCAAGCAACCGAAGCACAAGTAGTAGTAGCAGAAACTGAAGCCGCAAGATTAGCAGCAACGACAGCATCCCAACAAGCAGCCGTTTCTTATTTTGAGCCTAGTTGCAAACAGTTAACCGAGCATGAAGAAAGTCCATTTGATTGTGAATCCGCCCCCGTCAAATATTATCCCAGACAGATTCTACAGGCAAGCAATATACATTATAGTAAATGTTGCGATTATAAAGAAGTTGGTGAATTCTCAACAACAGATCAGGTGGGTGGAAATATAAAAATTGATTTTAAAAACTACAGTCACAGGGGCGAAGGCGAAAATGTATTTATAAAAAATGGTGAGACTCAAAGGACTACTTGTCCCGGAGGTTACAAAGGATATGTAACGATTAAATATGATAAATCTCAAAATCCAGATTTGTTTGAAACAGAGAATACTTGTGAGAAAGTTACAAAATGGATCGCACCAGAAGATCCAAGAAATCCTTGTCCAAATAATTGGCCCAACCTTCTCTCCTGGGGCGTCAGAGACGGGAAGGAGCAGTGGGCTTGTTTTAAAAACACGAGCGCCTCCCCTTTGTGTTACCTCTCCACATCAATAATTGACGAAAATGGTAATGAGGGCGAAACCATAGTCCATCCCGAAAAAATCCCTGTATTTGATTATGGTGGGACAAAAGGAGTTAAGCCAATAACATTAGCTCATGAAATTGTTAGACCGGACAGGGCTGATAATAAATGCGTTGAACTGAAATCTAATACTATTACTGCAGATGGCACAGAACCTGTTATCAATTGTGAACTGGGACCGGTACCTACTGCGGATGGTTGCACTAAGGATTGTGGAACAATAACACAAACGGTAAATCACCATCCCAGCAATAGTGGAACACCGTGTGGTGCACTAAAAACATACCAGTGTCAACCAGGCGACGGTGCTTGTCCTGTCGATTGTCAACTGGGACCGGACCCTACTGCTAATGATTGCACTTCTGATTGTGGAACAATAACACAAACAGTAATAACACAAGAAAGTAATGGTGGAACGCCGTGTGGTACACAAAAAACATACCAGTGTCAACCAGGCGACGGTGCTTGCCCTCAACCGGAAGGTATTTGTGTTGCAAAAGATGGCACATGGGCAGAATATCCTGATTATGGTAAAAATTTTTGTTGGCAAAACATAACACAAGTCCAGTGCGTGACCGGAGGGAACAATCCCAGTGGGAACAACAATGTTAGCCGCTGTGAATGGAAAAATCCTACACATGATGATGCAATTGCTAAGGGATGCGATGTTTTTGATGGAGCAAAGCATAACTTACCCAAGCTTGATCCAAATAACTATAATTGGGATAGCCTTCCAAATCCACCCATGCAACGACGTGCTCCACCGGCGGATCACGCAACGCCAACGACGAAGGGACTCTGTGGGTGTGATAGGCTTAATGAATATTATGTTTATGTAGATAATCCTGAGGATTTTCCCGGTCCAAAAGGTGATTTAGGTTCCAAAAATAGAAGATGTGTGCAATATAAAAATGACTTCGACCCTGGATATGATACTGTATCTGGGAATGTAGTCAGCGCCGATGGATGGCGCGAAGCACCATATTTAAAGAATTATAGACCACTATCAACAGGGATAAGAAAGACAATTCTGGGTAAGACATGTGCCAAATGGTCCGATATTCAAAGACACTTCGTCAATCCCCAGGCCGATCCGGATTACGACAAGAACGACCCTAACACGTTGGGGGGCCTCGTGCATTGTGATCCAACAGCGGATGGATATAAACCCGGGTACGATACCCGGTGTGATAAAGAATTGTATGCTGGAAACCAATGTACGCAGTACTTCCCCCGATACACAAATACATATGAAAAGCCAACAGGTTCTTGGTGTTTTTGGTTTTCGAAAAGTGGGGAAAAAAAAATGGGTGTATGTGAGACGGGTACTGGCACGTATGGCGACGACGCAAATTTGGGCGGCGGCGCGGCCGGGTACGACTACAGATGCACCCCTGAAATGCGCGACGAGTGCTTGGCGTCACCCTCCAACTGCCGCTTTTCATGCCACGACCTGATCTAATAATATAATTATAAATTATGAAATATATAATATTTTGATATAATATTATATATATATGGAAATATCAGGACTAATAATTTTATGTTTAATAATATTTGCTTCATTATTATTTATTAGACTTATAACAAGGAGAAATATTCCAGTAGATCCGCCTGTTCCTAATCCAAAACAGAAATTAATTGGTGGTTGTAAAGGAACAAGATTTGGATGCTGTCCAGATATGCAAACAAGTTGTATAGATGAACAATGTTCGAATTGTTTAATGGATGCAACACCTGATTTAGGAACTTTAGAAAATGCCTATAACATAAACGAACAAAATAAACTAGATTTTAAATTACAAAATGATAGATTAAATAAAATAGAAAAAAATTTAGATAATTTAAAAGAATTAAAAGAAACAATTAATGACGAAATAAAAGAAAATGAAGACAAACTTGAAAATCCTTTTCTAGAAAAAAGCTCTAGAGAACATATAGAGAGACAAATTCTATTTAAAAAAGAAGAATTAAGTGAAGTAAATAAAGAAATTGAAAATCTTGAAGAAGCTGAAGAAGAAGAAGAAGAAGAATTAAGTGAAAAAGCATCTATTTTGTCTCAAACAGAAACTTTTTTTAAAGATCTTTTCTCTAAATTTACAGATGGAAAAATAAATATTGATGCAGATAATGATGATGATGATGATGATGATGATGATGGTGATGGTGAACCAGCTGACCCGAACCCGAACCCTGACTCTGCTAATAATATTCCCGACTGTGGGCGCTTTCAACAAACTATTACAGACATTAATAATGCTGAAATTACTTATCCAAAAAATAACTGGTCGGCTTTGGGTGGTGGAGAAAAGCGTACTGAAGAATGCAGTACAGCTGGTGGAATGTGGAGGGGACGTATTTCAATGGATTGTGCGGCAGATGGCGTAGTATTTAATCATACTTGCACATTTAATTCAGATTTATTTAAGAGAGCAAAAGCAGTTGAAAGTAATTTACCTGATGGAGTTACACCAGATCAAGCAACCGAAACGCAAGTAGCAGCAGAAGCCGCAAGATTAGCAGAACAGCAGGCAGCTGAAACATTATTTGAGAGAGCAAAAGCAGTTGAAAGTAATTTACCTGATGGAGTTACACCATATCAAGCAACCGAAGCACAAGTAGAAGCAGCTGAAGAAGCGGAGGAAGCAGCTGAAGAAGCCGCAAGATTAGCAGCAGAACTACGAGCCAAACTATGTAGTATAGGAAATGATAAAGCTTTTCAAATAACAAAAACATTTACTGATGAAAATAATAACCATATATTAAAATTATATAATATAAATAATCAACTAGAATTACACAAATCTCCTCCCTGCGGTGGTAAATTATTAGAATTTGAAGCAGATTGTGTAGATGATCAGGTTTTTAAGATAAAGGAAAAATCATCAGGACATTGTTTTTCACAAGCACCCGGAGGAGGTTGGAATTTAGGGCCTTGTGACGAGGCTGAAGCTGAAAAGACTTCTGTTTGGCAGAAACCGCAGAAATTTCTTGTTAATGATTGGCTCAACGCAGATAAAGTATTAAAATATAATGAGGGGAGATTCCTGCATTACACAAATGTTAATATGTGTCTAGGTTCGATGGGGAGCCACGAGTCTGCGCCGTGGAATGGAGGTCCTTGGGGGCTCCAGACTAGACTTTGTAAACCAGATGACGCTAAAGACGCTCCCCTTAAAATGGAAAAAAAGAACTATCCTGCTGTTCAACCTGAAGAATGTCCAGCCCCCTTGTTTAGTAACGATACAAGTAATTTATGTACTGGAGGAGGATATTTTATTACTGTGAAAGATAAAAATGATAGGGAATATGTATTACGTCAAATGAAAAAGACGTTCTCTTCTACACGCGCGGGGAAACAAGGACAATGTGAATACGGCGTTTGCCAAGGTTGGAAAAATTGGGCTTCGCTACAATTTTGGCCTGTAGATAAAACAGTTCCTGATTCTGAAGTATTATGTTTTGATAAGATATCACAGGGTACCTCCCAATTTTATTTAAAAGCTAAAGATACTATTCGTGGAAAACATGTGAGAAATAATGGCAAGTGGGTGTGGGAGGAGGATACGGAAGATACTTTATATGCAGAGGGAACGGCCTTTTATCTAATGGGTGAAAATAAAAATAATTATACAAAAGATAATCACGAAGGGAGAGTATTATTTGAAGAAGATGGTGCCTATTTAAAAAAACCTGCGCCGGACAGTGGTTCTCATTATATAAGCAGTGCTAATTATAACGCAACTTACAAATGGTCTTTAGATGGTTGGGATCCAAACGCTGAAGCGGTTGGCACTTGGGTTCAAAACCGGCTGTTTTCTAACCGTCTTATAGGTGAAGTTAAAGATGACAGCAGTATTACAGAACCCGAATATGGTAAAGATAAAGGCCTGTGGGAAGAGCACGAAAAAGAGATTTACCCACATATATTCAAACGAGCAAAAGCTGTATTAAAAACAAATCAGCAAATGGTCCACATCCCCCCAGAACAGTCTTGTCCGACTGGGTATTCAATGAAGGGTAACGAAAACTGTAGTGGAATTGATAGGCATAGTAAAGTTGGAAAGAACTGGCATTGGAATCAAGCACCGATGTGTTTCTCGGTGGGAAAGGACAAGGACCTCTATTATACGGAAGGGCCGGTAAGCAAGGATTCAGCGCAAGCGTGTCCTTCGTATGTAAGTGATAGCTCCGAAAACGATCGGTTCAAAATCGATAAGTGTTATTGTTCTAAAGACATATAAATTATGAAATATATAATATTTTGATATAATATTATATATATATGGAAATATCAGAACTCGTAATTTTATCTTTAATAATATTTGCTTCATTATTATTTATTAGACTTATAAGAATGAGATATTTTCCTTCCAATATTAATCCACCAATGCCAACTAAAAAATTAATAGGAGGATGTGAAGGAACGAGATTTGGATGTTGTCCTGATAAACAAACAAGTTGTATAGATGAAGAATGTTCTAATTGTTTATTGGATCCAACACCAGATTTAGGAACATTGGAAAATTCTTCTCAAAAAAATGAAGAAAATAAAAGAGATTTTAGAATAAAAAATGAAAACTTACGATCTATTGAAGACAAAATTAAAAATTTAAAATCAGATAAAACAACATTAGAGGATGAAATCCAAGATTTAGAGAACCAATTAAAAGATCCTTTAGGGGTAGCGAATGAAGAATGGATAAAAAGAGAATTAGAAATTAAAAGGGAAGAATTGAGTAAATATGACAAAAAAATAGAAACTCTTGAAAAAGAAGAAGAAACAGAAGAAGCAGAATTATCTGAAACAGCCAAAGAGTTATCTTTAAGTGAACAATTTTTAAAAAAAATGAATGAAATGTTAGATAAAATAAATTTTGTTAAAAGTTCTGACCCTGCTGAACCTGCTGCTGATGAACCTGCTGCTGATGAACCTGCTGATGATGAACCTGATGCTGGTATTACTAATCCTGGATTGAGAGAAGAAATTAATGAACGAGCTAGTGAAAATAATACTGGTGATTCGCGTAATGTTACTAGATATAATATAGGAAGCGGTAGTGAGTTGGAAGAAAGTAGAAAATGTGCAGTTCCAATACAAAATTTTGGTGAGGATAATGCAATACTGCCAGTTGGTTATATTTTAAATACTAGGTCAACAAGTGAAAATGATATTCCCTGTGCTTGGTTACCAGAAAATAATAAAAGTGACTGTCAAATTTGGAAGTGTGATACAGTTAATGGTTATGAAGGAAATGCTGAACAAAACCAGTGTGCTCTACCTGAACAAAGTTGTCTTAATGAATATTCAGACCCGACAAGCTCTCTTGCTATAAAAAATTGTGCAAAGGAATATACACTATCTGGGTGCACAAAGCCGAATAAATGTATATCACCAACTGACACAACCGGTTATAAAAATATTGTAGAGCTTGAATTAGATAAAGATAACTTTGATGTTACAGCTGAGTGTGCCGATGGGCTTATGGGTTATGTAGAGAATGCTACAGCAACTGTTTGTTCAAACGTAGGAGAAGAATATACATTAAATGGTTGTTTTTTACCTAAATGTGGAAATACCGATGGTAATGAAACGCCATTTAATAATTGCGAGGAAGGGAGAGTATATGATAACCAGAAAGCAAATAATACAGATCCAAATGATACTAACTGTTGTAAAGATGCTTCAGCACCATTTGTGGCTACTTGTGGTTTAATTGCAGAAGGCGGAGGTGCATTTGATGATTGCGGGACAGGGAGAGTATATGATAGCGACAAATCGGGCGTGGAGAACCCTAGTGATAATAACTGTTGTAAAGATTTGGGTTGTAAATTCGACGGGATGAGCACGCTGAAAGGCAAGAGGGGCGTGACAATCAATTATCCATCTGGCACCGTTAATGATTTTTATTGTCCAGATAATGATAAACAAAAACATTTATTAAAATGTGATAATGGTAAGTTACAGGCTTATCCATCATTCCCAGATTTTATTGATACTAATTATGCAGAAGATGGCATTATTACGGATATTCCAGATTGGGTTGGAACACCAGAATCAGGACCAAATGGTGAATATGTGTCAGACTATACAGGGTGCACAAAGCCGAATAAATGTATATCACCAACTGACACAACCGGTTATAAAAATATTGTAGAGCGTGAATTAGATAAAGATAACTTTGATGTTACAGCTGAGTGTGCCACAGGTTTTGAAGGTACAGTCGAAGCAAAAGTTTGCACTAAACCTGGTGAGCCATATACACTAAGTAGTTGTATAGCTGCTGCCCCATTTGTTCCTATTAAATTACCTAGAGGCATCTTCGAAAGCCAGTCATTCCCGTTTGTCACAGAAAATGTTTGCACGGCACCTCCCTGTAATGAAGACGGATGTAGTTTCTCTTTTTGGGAGATGACAAACGATGGCGCCAAAGGGCGAGGATTTGAATGGAATGATACAAATAAAAAATATGAGGTCAAGTCATGGGGTGGCACTGGCCCCAAGCCATACTATCAAGTAAGTAAAACTAATCAAGATTATACTTATACTTGGAGAGACCAAGATGGAATTGTGGGCCATTTCAAATCCAAAATGGAACGTCCTAAGTTAAACGATGGATTGTATGAGGTAGAATGGGATAATGCTGATGGCGGCTCACACTTCTACCGCGCAGAAACAGACAGCGACAGCGGAAACCCTAGATTAAAAATTTACACCGATAAGGCTGAGACTATTCCAGTAGCGCCCGGAGAATTAAATTGGAGCTGTCAAAGTACTAGATATCAAATAGGCGTTGATGTACAAGACCGTGGCGGCTCAAGAATAACGATAGAGACAGGTAAGAATGATATGACTGGTGCAGATGTGCAGCTTGGTACATATAGAGTTATAGCAGATTTGGATGGCTGGTCCAAGATGGAGGGCACTATAACCCCTGTGCCGGCCGCCGCGCAGAATCAGATGTGTGCTTCGGCTTTCGATCCGGCGGCAAAGGCAGTCGATACAACAGGTTATGTTGACATTATTGAAACTAGTTTAAATAAAGATAACTTTAATGTTACAGCTGCGTGCGATACTGCCCGCGGGTACACTGGTCAGAGTGGTGTGGGAAGCGTGTGCACAGCTGGTAAGCCATATACACTAAGTGGTTGTGCCTACTACCAAAATCCGTGCAAGATGACGGAGAAGCAGAAGGAGTTGGGAGATCCGTACTATGAAAACCAATACTGGTGTTACGAAGAATTACCTTACAAAAACCCGTGCAGTATGAGTGAATCTGGGTTTGCACCACCTGGTGGGAACGGTGCGTGGGGAACGGGTAACCAAAAAAAATGCGTTTTGCTGCCTTCTTTATCCGATGGAGATTACGAAATGACCTGGAGTGATGAAGTAAATGATCTAGACAGCAATAACTGGGCCGCGACTGGATGGGAACGCCCGATACCCATAAGGATGGAGCAGGGGGGGAAGGTATTAGTATTGAATCGAGTTGGTTTTGAATATTCTTATTCTTGGAATAGCACACGGGGGATATATGAAGATGATACATTTCATTTTAAAATAACAGAAAGTAGTAATGGTGATATGACTATTACAGACGAGGTCGGCGGGGCGTATGTTTTCCAAAAGGCCCCACTTCGTCTCGTCGGTAAAACTGACGTTACCCCCGCACCATCCGCACAAGGAAGTGGCAGTTCCGCACCAGGCGTGGCCTGTACTGCAGGTTGTGCATCCACGCCCGTCAGTTATAAAGAGAACGCGTGCGGTTGTAAAGGCGAATACGCCTGGTACGAGTATTCAACTAGTAAAGGACATCGGTGTACTAACCAGTCTGTGACAAAAACGATTCATGCCCCAGCACAGTGTTTTAGTAGTGATACTTGTAGAACATCAGGTACAGGTACATGCACAGCAAACACTAACATATGCACATCTGCAGAGCAGAAGACTGATCCTCTTAATTTCACAAAAGTGTATAATTTGGTAGAGAAAAACATGAGTCTTGACAATTTTGACGTTATAGCTGAAGGTTATCTGGGGTGTTCATGGGGGGGCTTAAGCAGTCAAATCGAAAAATGCAATGCGGCAGGTGAACCTTACATAATTCCTCCAGATAGGACAAACCCCTGCCCCTAATATTAGAAAGCAGTTAAAATAATACCAAAGATAATAATAATAGCACCTAATAGTTTTTTTAATGTCATTTTTTCCTCAAATACAATTAAACCTGCTATTAAAAATAAAATAACACGCATTGATAATAATAAAATTCTAAATATAGAAAAATCTAGCTTTTGCATTAAAAAGTATTTTGAAAATAAAATAATAGGGACAGTAAATGCTAAAAATAAATTCATTTTCCAAATTCTAGGTGAAATATCAATTATATCTTTGGTAACTTTTTTATATCCATCTAAAAAAAATGTAGTAAAAATAATAACAATAGTAATCATTATTGATTCAATCATTAATACAGCATAATTATTATTTAAATCAATACGTTTCTGAAGAAAAATAGAATTAAAAATAGTAATAATAGCAACGATAAATATTATAAATAAATTAGCATGATTCATTTATATATTATATTAATAAAAAATTGATTCAAAGATTTCTTTTATTAATATAAATAAAGAATGGCAGAAGCAAAATCAATATCAAAAGTATCATTCATAAATAGTAGAAAAGATAATGGAGATGTAACATATTTTCAAGTTGCAGATGTAAATTATAGTGTAGCAAATGCACTTCGGCGAACAATTTTATCAGATATTCCAATTTTAGGATTTAAAACATTCCCCCATTCAGAAAACGAAGCGAATTTTATTAAAAACACAACTAGACTGAATAATGAAATTTTAAAACAACGTTTAAGTTGTATTCCAGTTCATATTAAGGATTTAAGTAGTGATTATAGAAATTTACAGGTTGAAATTCATAAAAAAAATGAAAGTGAATCATTGGAATATGTAACAACAGAAGATTTTCGTATTAAAGATTTAACATCTGGTAGTTATTTATCAGAAACAGCAACTAGACGTATATTTCCACCAGATCCAATAACCGAAGACTATATTATATTTTGTAGATTGAAACCGAGGATTTCAGCAGAAGTTCCTGGAGAAGAAATACATATTGATGCAAAATTATCACTTAGGACTGCAGCAGAGAATTCAGCATTTAATGTTGTATCAACTTGTGCATATGGAATGACAGTAGATAAAGTAGAACAGGATAGAAAATGGCAAGAGATTCAAGAAAAACTAATTACGGAAGATACGCCAAAGGATAGAGTGGAACTAGTAAAACAAAATTGGTATAATCATGAAGGAAAAAGAAATGTTCTAAGAGATTCTTTTGACTTTACTTTAGAAACGATAGGCATATATAATAATAATGAGATTGTTTCAATAGCTTGTGATGTTTTAGTAAATCAATTAATTGAATTGTCTAATAAAGCACAACAAGATGAATTGGATATTGAAAAAAGTATTTCAACTGTAAAAAATTCATATGATATAAAATTAAAAAATATAGATTATACGATTGGTAAAGTAATTGAATATATGTTACATGAAAAATTTTATAAATCTCCTGATACTAACCATCTATCTTATGTAGGATTTATTAAGAATCATCCACACGATGATTATTCGGTTATAAGAATGTCATTTATTGATGGAGCAGATATGGGAGGTGATATGATTAGTATGTGTAAACAGGATATTAAATTAGCTTGTAAACTTTGCATTGATATATTTAAAGATATAAAAGATGACTTTGCTTAATCACTTGTCATTGTTTCTTTATTTAAATTTTCAGTAATTTCCATATTTTTTTCATCTTTATTAGCCTTTCTGTAAATATAGTTTACAGCATACATTAATTTAGCAGGATGTATTTGATTAACATATTTAATTACCTCCTGTAGAGATACATGTTTACCTTGGTCCTTTAAATCGTTAATATAATTTTGATGCAAATTCCACATATGTAACTTAAATTGATGTGGAAAACTTTTTATAGGAGCTTTTTTATTGATAAAACAATCAAAGTAGTGTTGATGCAATAATCTAGTCCAACTATGAAGATTTTTTCTGAATTCAGAAAATAGTTCTTTATATTCAGGATAAAATTTTAGACACTCACTGACAGCGCTGTGTTGTCTAAGAGAATAATATTGAAATTGCATTTTAGGATTGTTTCCTTTTAGTTTCTTAACATATTCATAAGCATTATTTCTAAATTTTGTTCTAATTCCATTATTTTTAATCATAACACCAACAAATTTATAATCGTTTTGATTAGCTCTATTAGTAATTTCATTTTCCAGTGTTTCCCAATCAGTTAATTCGGTTTGGATTATATATTCTTTAGGATATGGAATTCCAAGTTGTTGAGCTTCTAATTTAGCATCATTTTCATATACCTTAAATTTATCATATGAATAGACATTGGTAAGGAAAACAGTATTTTTAGAATGAGGAATAACAATTTTATTTTCTTTATGCTGTAAAACAAAACTATAAGATTTAGTTTTATCAAATATATCAAACTCAATTCCAAGTTCATTTAGAGTTTCTAGAAACATATAACGAAATGTAAAATTAGCCTCCTTAAAGAATTTACCTTTAGCCCCAATTAAACTTCTAGTTGAAATTTCCCATTCATTATTATATGGATTAACAAATAAGTTAATCATTGTTCCTTCTTCATAATATTCAAGTTGACAATCAACAATATTATTTTGATCGGTTATAAATGTTGAATAATCAATAGATTTTTGTGGTGAGAATGAAATAATTTTATTACCATCAGTAATGATAGACCTAAACAATCCAATAGAATTATAATTAGATGGAAGTAGTTTAGCTTTATTATATTTAATCAAATAAAACTGATTATTATTATAATTAATATTCTTAACAATTAAATTTTTTGATTTAGCATACTCTTTATCGTTTATAATATTTTGAATATAAGTGAAATCGCAAATCATATTTAGTGTCATTTTATTATTAATAATATATTTTCATTTAAATCAATTTTTTATAATTAAAAACAATTTCTATTATAATTATAAGGTAATGTCAGAGGAAGCTATAGAAGAATTAAATTTAGAATTAGGTTCAATAATAAGAATTAATGCACCTGGAAACTCAGATTTAAATGGTTTAGTATTTTTTATAAAATATATAGATGATGCATTAATAAAATTAGTAGAAGAAAATACATTAGAAGAAAAAACACTTAATATTGATGATGGTGGTTTTTCGGATGAGACGATAGATTCAATAGAAATATTAGATATTCCAGATGAAAAGGGATATGCTAGACAAAATAATTTGTTGACAGATAATTGGATATCAATAAGATTTGGTGGTGATATTCCTGATATAATTAATGGTAAGATTAGTAATTTAGATGAAGATATGATAGAGTTAACAACTTATCCAGATAAACAAAAATTATATATAGATTTTGGCTATAAAGGTATACCATTACATTTACCAATAGCGTCTATAACAGAATTCAAAACTCCAGTAGATATATCAATTAAAAGAGAAGTATTAGAGGCGAAGGACGATGAAGATGTTGAGGGAATAGAACTACCTGAAGGTATGGATGAATATATGGATTACTACGAAGAGGAAGAAGTAGCAGAAGAAACTCAGGATGAAATAAATACAAAAATAGATAGGATGATTTTAGATGCAGACCAGATAGAATTTGGTGAAGATTTTGAAGAAATTACACAGTTTGTTCCAGTAGAAAAATACCAAGAAAGATTTGGGATAGATACACAAGCAAATGATTTATTAGATGATTTATTATCTGGAATTCCAAATAATAGTAGAAGTGAACGTGAAATGAAAAAAATTCATTTGACAGTGGAAAGATTTAAACAATTAAGAAAGCAGTTTTCAAAAGTAATGTCTGATGGTGATATTGATATCCCAAATACAAAAGGCGCAGATTTTAAACCTTTAAAAGAATCTCTATTAAAATTAGACCAACGAAATCCTTGGTTTTTACCTATTGTAAAAATAAAGAAAAAGATTTATGATAAAGATGAAGAACAGTATGATGTTTATAATATGTCATCAGTAGAAGATTATTCAAGAATAAATGAAGCTTTTAAAAATTATAAACAAAATACAGTATCGGATAGAGAGAATAAATATAATTATTTATTTAGAGAAATAGCAAATTCTTTAAATCCAATAAGAACACCAGAAGTATTAAATGATATAGTTATTGAAAAGGAAGTATTAGATGATTTTGAAGCTTTAATATCAAATGATTCGGATTTTAGCAGTCATTCAATTCGAGATGATAATTTATTATCAAATAGTTTTTTAATACAGAGATACAATACAGGAATTACTAGATTACATTTTAATGATTTAAAAAACTTATTTGCAGGTAGAAATAGAGTAAATATTAGTCCAAATGATAAAATGGCAATAAACGGTTTTATACAATTACCAGAAACATCATTAAAGTATTCAAGTATATTTTTAAACAAAACAAATATTCTAAATCGTTGTGACTTACATTTTAAAAGACCATATTTATTCCGAATATTAAATAGTTCAAGTGATATTGAAAAGAAAGAAATAACAAATGAATCGGAAGATGTATATTTTGACAATAGTAATTATTTAGAAAAAATGAAGGCATTTATTTATAAAAATGAAACATATTATGATGATAGAGATGTAGATGAGGATTATAGTGATTTATTATCAAAGATAATACCAAGAACTAGATTTTTGTTTCATCTTGTTAAAGAAAAAATAGAAAATACATTATCATATGATAAAATTATTGAATATTTAGAAAGATTTATGATATATCATGATGATATTACGTTTAAACAATATGAAATTATAACAGGTTTTATAAATGAAAACATATTGGAACTGAATAAATTATTTATAGAAAAAAACAGAAGTTATAAACGATATTATGATTATGATTATAAAGGGATTAAGACCGGTGAAGTATATAGTTATTTATTTGAGTTATTGACTAGTAATGTAGAAAATGATGCAGTATTATCAAATTATTCATTAAGGGGTGAAAGTACAGATGAATTTTTGAAAAGAATATATGAATTAGATTATGGTAAGTTATATAGTTTATCATTATGTTTAACACAAGATGATTTAATGCAGCCAATAGATATCGATGATGTATTAAAGAAGGCTAGTGAAATGAGCATCGATGATTTTCCTGGTAGTGGAGAATCAAAAGAAGAAACAGATTGTTCTGAATTTGTGCTAGCGAAACAGTATATGGCAATAGATGAACTAAGGGCTGATGATGGTAAACAAGATGTTTATTTTGATAGTAAATATGATACTACTAGGTACGATATAGGAGATGAATATAATGATGAAAAATCAGCAATGCCTGTAGAAGTTTTCGCGGAGTTTTTAGTACAAAAATTAGAACAAAATGTAGGTTTAAGTAAGCAAAAGGCATTTCAGGAGGCTGATGCTATAATAAATGGTAAGAGGAAAGTGGATGAGGGTGATTATGCATTTTTAATTGATGATCAAGATGAATATAATTATTATATTCGTAAAGGTGGTGTATGGAGTATAGATGAAACACTAAATGGTAAAAATATAAGTAATATTATGTTTTGTAATTTGAAAGAATCTTGTATTAATATTAAAAAATCTTGTAATAAGGAGCGTGTTGAAGTAAAACAAATTAGAGATAGATTGGTAGAAGAAATATTAGGACATTTTGAAGAAGATTTCCATATGTCAAGCGCAGATTTAAAAACATTTTTGGAAAAAAGTTATAGAAAAGGGATAGAAAGTATGGAAAAAAGGCGTTTAATATTAAATGAATCAAAATGGAGAATAGATGTTGAGCATAGTAAAATGGGCGATGATGTAATTATAGAAAATAGGTTAAAATCACCAAATCAAAAATTATTGTATATGATACTAGGTCAATCAGATTTTATCAAAAAACAAAGTAATATAATATTATTTGTTGATAAATTTTGTCGTGAACATAATAATTCGGAAGAAAATGAATCACAACATTGGTATTATTGTAATATAACAAATGAACCTTTATTACCAACCTATTTTTATGATTTAGCTAAGTCATATTATAGAGGTAATTATAAAGAAGTACTTGACGAAATATGTGCTAAGAGAGGAACATTAAGTGAAGATGGTGGTGAAGTTGTAGATAAACATAGTGGATTTGTTATTAGAAAAATACAGTTGGACTTTTCAGAAGGATTTGATGAAACGGGATTTAGGATAGTAAGCAGAGAGGTAATAGAAAAAGATATGATGGACATTTTTGAAGAGGGGATAAAAGAAGATAGAGTATTTCCAAAAAAAACAAGCGATGAAGAAGTTTATATAACAAATATGATTAATGCTTTTGATTTGAATATGGGAATTAATACATCAGAAGCGCATAGTTCAATCATAAGTGATGTATTATCTGCAATTCATAAAAAGGTACCAAGTAGAGAAAATTTTAGAAAGATGATGAAAATGAAAAAGGGTAAAAAAAAATATAAATATGAAAATGTGTTGGATGAAACATTATTAAAGTATACATTAGGTTATTACTTAGTTGGATTACAAACATTGATTCCTAGCGTTCGTGCAAAAAAAACGTTTCCAAACTGTGTTCGTTCTTTCTCAGGTTATCCTACAATGGGTGATGGTGATTTTTCATCATTAAAATACTTAATTTGTGTAGCTTTGAAATTAAAGACAACTGCTAGGCCTTGGAATAGGTTGCCAAGAAGTAATAGAAGTAATTTTAATGAAATTGTAGAAAAATATTTATTACAGATAAAGAAATTTATTGATAATAGTATTTTAAAAGAGGAGGAAATATTACATAAAATTAAAGTAAAAGAAGATTATTTAAGAACTGTTACTGAAGAGGAAGACATAATGAGTGATTTTGATGTAACTAGATGGACTACTTTTTTACCACCTTTATTTAATTTAAACATAAAAGGAATGTATGATGTTAGTGATGATTTTAGAGATGATTTATTGAAGAATATGACTAAAGGTAATGATAGACAATTTGACCAAATATCAGCACTTATTGGAAAAATCATTTATTTTTCTTTTCATATTCAGGAATTAATGGATAAAGTAGTAAATAAAAATGTTCCTTTATTGAAAGATATTACAAATACTTCATTTTTACAGAATGCTTGTTGTAATGATGGAAATAAAAATGCTCATATATATTTTGTGAATAAAAGTAAGGATATACAAAAGTTTAATGAATATGTAGAATCATTTTCACAATTAAAAAGACATATTAGTAAATCTGTAAGAGCAAGTCAATTATTTTGTCCTATAGACACAAGTTTTCCATCCTTAAAATTAACTAATAATCTTGATGAAGAAACAGTATATGCTGCTTTCATTCATTATGGGAAATTCAATTCAGGATTAGAATTAGAACCAAATGTTAAAGCATTTGTTGGTGAGAATATATCAGAATTTAAATCTACAGATAAATTAGAAAAAAAAATAAGTATATTAAAAGCTGAGGGTAAACAATATACTGAAAGTGCTTTGAAAAAATTATTATCATATTTGCAATCTAGTGATGCATTAAATATTAATTTACAACCAGAAATTATAACCTCCAGAAAAAAATTAGAGAGAACAGTTGAATATTTAAAGGGAAAAGGGAATATACTAATTTGTAAACCTGAATTATTAGATATGATTGAACAAGCTAGCATTGATAATTATGAAGCAACTGTTGAACCAAATGATAAAAGAGTTTTAGAATTGTTAGATTTTTTAAGGACTAATACAGATGAATTAATAGATGAAATAATTGATTTTTTAGATTTTCACGGAATTGATGAAGATATTAGAAGTTCTCTTGAAAATATTGATAATTGGCATACAAGGGGTGATGGTTTATATATGCAGAATGATGATGAAACTGCTGTTGCAATTGCTACATTTTTAAAAACAGAAATAGAAAATATAATGATGATTTATCCAAATATGATATTAAATGGAATTGATTTTAGTGAGGCTGGTATACCAAAGCATTGGAAAGTTCATAATATTCATATAGGAGATATTCAAAATATTATATCGGCTGAGACAAGAGAGTTTGCCAAATTTTTTAATGATGGAACTATTCATCCTATATTAAGGCATATGCAACGTGCAAGTGATGATTTAATAATGTTAATTGAATCTACACCATTTTTGGCAAATATGGAGTATATGGGAAAAGTTATGACAACTTTAATTAATGGAAAAATTGTAAAGCATTTAATGAAATATTATTATGTATGTGGTTTAAATATGTATATTCATGCATTAGAAATACAAGTTGATGTTGATGGTGAAATGGAGTCATTAGAAAATTTATTAGATTCAGATATTGCGGAAAAACTAGATGAGAGTGTTGTTAAACAAATTATTACAGGTAAGAGAGAAAAGATACAAAGTAAGATCGCATTGTTATTAAAATCATTTATAAATATTAGTGAAAAACATAAAGATTTATTAAATATTTCAAATAAGGAAATTAAAGATAATATATTAAAGGCTAAAGAGCGTGAGAAATCTAAAATTACGAAAAGATTTGGTGATATGTCAGTTGATGAAAGAGAAGTGCAGAATATAATGAAAAATCAAAGATTGGGTAGATGGAGTTTAGGGCAAACAAGAGCATTATATCAGTATGACCCTGACCAATATGAAAAAGAAAGAGAAGAACTTGAAAGTGATATGCTTGAGGATCTTAAATTAGGTATTTTTGATGATAATAAAGAGAGAAACCGTGCAATTTTTATGATGGACCATTTGGAAGAAAGGGCGATTGATGAACGTATTACGGAAGATATAAATGCTATGTTTTCAAATCTAGCAGACGACGATGATTATGGCGATTATGATGATGAAGAAAGTGGATATTTAGATGCCATTAGACGTGATTAGATATTTTTATTAAAAAATTAATAATATCTAATGTATATTTATATGAGTAAAAAAGAAAAAAAGGTAAAAAAGGTGGTAAAAAAAGAACAAAAAAAAGAAGAACTAGAAGAAAAAGAAGAACTAGAAGAACTAGAAGAACTAGAAGAACTAGAAGAACTAGAAGAAAAAGAAGAACTAGAAAATAATTAATTGCTCTTAATGCATCCAATATGTTTACCATTTCTAAGTAATATTCCTTTTTTAAAACAAGATGGACATTCACACCCAACACCGTGCCATTTTAACATTAAATGTAATGTAGTTTCATTATCAATATTATTATCTTCTAATGATGAATTATCATCATATATTGATTTGCAATTTACTAAAAAATATTGCCAAGTGCTTGGTATTCCAGTTTTTTTAAAAATAAAATGTTTGACATGTTTTATTTTAGTATCTTTGCAGCAATCAAAAGAAAGTGTTTTATTATTGTGTCCGTGTATAAATATTTGCATAAATACTATATATATTGAATTATATTTATATTTTCAAGTAAATATAATTTTCCATAAAATAAATATTAAAAATACAACTTATATTTAATTTATATGATTAGTTTTATAATTAGTGTTTTGTCACTATTTTCTATAGGACAATCAACATATTTAAGAAATGAAGAACCGAATATTCAATATTTGGATATAAAAACCGGTGGTGCTATATCAGTGAATCATCAATATCCCTATGTTGGTTTTGGTTGTTCTGTTAATTACAATGACCAATTGATTTTAGTAACATCATCTAATTATCCAACTTGGTGGATAAGGCAAAGCGAAGGATATAAATGTACGAAGACACAGAAAAAAGTTGAAGTAATGAGATACAATATAACAAATAATGAATATATTGATAGTATAATTACAACAGGAACAAGCGATTATATTTTATCTTGTGGAATAGATAAAAAATTAAAAACACTATACTATATTGCTGGCAATTATTATAATTGTCCTTCTAACTATAATTTAGATAGTTCAATAACAAGAATAGATTTAAATGATTTTACTTTTATTGACAAAACATTATTAAAAAATATAGATAATATACCTAGTTTTTATTCATATTCTTCATCATCTTATTGGAGTTTTAGATATATTCATTCACCAACTACATCATTGAATATTGATGGAAATAGTTTATGGTTAGGTTTTGGCGGACATTATACGGGTATATGGCGTTTAAATATATCAACAACACCAATAAAATTAATAGATTCTATACAAAGAGAATATTATGAAATAATGGATGAAGGTATGGGAATGCCAGGTTATGAAGATCAAGAAATGTTATTTCGTTTTCAACATATAAAAAAAAGTTTTTACTTAAATAACAGTATATATTTCGTAGATGATTCTGGATATAGAGATGCTAAATTATTAAAGATTAATACAAGTAATTTTTTGAATAATGATAATTTTACAATGAATGAGAATAATACAGAAATAATAACATTAGATGGTATAAATTATATATCAGATATTGAAGTAGATGAATTTAGAAAGAGGATATACTTTGTAACAGGAATATTAAATAGTGAAATGTATATGTTTGATTATAATTTTAATAAAATAAGTTTAAGTGTAGATTGTAATATAGATTTTTTAAAATTTCCAACAGAATGGGGAGTGATAACAAATATAATACTAGATGAAAAAACTAAATATTTATATGCTTTGCCTTCAACAAGGCATCCCTTCGCAGGTATAGTAAAGATAAATACAAAAGAACTTACAATTGATAGTGATAAATTTGAAAAATTTGGATACTATAAAAATTATACATATACAGATTATAGAACAGGAGAAGATAGTGTTAGAAGTTACTTTAATTATTTAAATCATATGAACATTACAAGTAATATAGATGAAAATGGTAATTTATATATTTTTCCAACATCAAATTGGAATAGAAAACAATTTATAGTTATGAATTTATTTGGTTGTTCAACAGGTTTTGGAATACAAAATAGTAGTATTGAAACTTGTGAATTATGTAAACCAGGGAAATATTCAGATGAAGTAGGAAATATTTGTAAAAATTGTAATCCTGGGTTTTCATCCGATGAGTATGAAAGTATACATTGTGAAAAGTGCGAAGCAGGAAAATATACTACAGACTCATATAATATTGAATGTTTAGAATGTGATGCGGGTAAATATTCAGAGATAGAGGGTTCTTCACTTTGTTTACATTGTAATGAAGGTAAATATTCTATAGTTATTGGTTCAGATAGTAAAGACAACTGTATAGAATGTGAAGATGGTAAAATAAGTGAAAATGGTGCTACAGAGTGTCAGTTTTGTGAAATAGGTAAGTGGGCAAAATTAAGAAAAGAATGTATTAGTTGTTCTTTGGGTAAATATAGTATATCTCTAGGTTTAATAGATGATAACCAATGTATTCTTTGTCCTATTGGTAAGTATTCAAATGTGTTTGGTATTGCAAATGAATTAGATTGCATAGAATGTGAAAATGGAAAAATAGGAATAATAGAGGGTGCTTCTTCAAATAATTCTTGTGTTTTTTGTGAATTAGGTAAATTTAAAAAATCATTAACAGCTTGTGCAATATGTCCTGATGGCTGGATATCAAATATATTGGAAAATAGATGTGATAATTGCGAAATTGGTAGATGGGCTTGGGATAAGAAGAGTTGTATTGATTGTGACCAAGGAAGATATAGTTTTTCAACAGGTTTAATAAGTTCGAAAGAGTGTATTGCTTGTGAAAAAGGTAAATATCAACCAGAAATG